GCGCCATTCGTCGAGCGCGCCTGGTGTGGCATAGGGCGTGCCCCCGACGCTGAACGTCGGAAGCGAGCCCTGTCGGTGCTGGTGCATCACCGACGCGGCCGAGGCGCCCATATGCGCGCCGATCGCTTCTGCACCGCGCAGCAGCTGCGGCAGGCTCATGGCGCAGCCCCTGCCGGGGGGCGCTGTTCAGCGTTCAGAGCCTCCAGCTTGTCCGAAAGCAAACCCGCCAAGGTCGACGCGCCAGCCAGCGAGTCGGTGACGTGCGGTGGGACAGTCCCAGCGGTAGAATCGCTCACCAGCACCAGTATCGCTCGGATTTGCCCTAGGATGTAGGTCGCATCGTTTAGCGCCTCAGTCATGGCTGCACCGCCATCGGCAGGCGGTCGCCGTCGATCAGTTCGAACTCGCCCCATCGGCGGGGGCGGCACCGGGTCAGGCGAAGCCGGTCGCGATGCAGCAGCATCAGGCTCCGATCTGCAGGTTCGCGATCGTCGTCACGATAGGCATGAACTCCCATGTGGCCGCACTCCTCGCTTTCCGGCCATGAGCCTTCTTCGCCCGTGTCCTCGACGTTGCCGCCGCTGTCGTCGTCTTCCTCGGCATCCTCGTGCGGTGGCCATCCCGCGATGCAGAGCATGGGCATGTCGACTCCGCCTCTGCCGTGCGATTCGACCCAGGCGATATCGCCCTTCGCGTCATCGTCCGGCTCCAGGTCGCCTCCGTCCTCCGCGTCATCCGGATCACCTGGGAAACCATCCGGCACGGGCGGCGGGGCGAAAGGGTCGAAATCCGCCCCATCGGCGAACATCATCACCGCGCCCCGGTCATCGTCCTCAAGATCGGGGTCGCCGTCCTGCGCGTCGAGCCGGGCGATCAGCATCTCGACAGCCAGCTCGATCTGATCGCGTCCGAACGATCGAATGATGCGTGCAAATTGCCCCAGGTGAGCCGCTGGGGGCGGAAAAGTCCTCTGATGGTACATGGGTCGTTCTCACTGGTTTGGGCCTGCTACAGCCAATTCCCACGTCGCGGACGTGGTGCCGGGAGAGTAGCAGGCTGCCAGTGAGACAGCTGGAGCGTTTTCCCCCCGAAAGGGTATTGTATGGCGCCCCGCTCCCGACGTAGAACGTCGTTCAGCGGTGGACGCCAATCCACGCTGTTCTTTCGGCCTCATTCCCGCGCCAACGGGTTCGAGTGCCTATCACTGGTCAGGCCTGCTACAGCCGCTGATCAGGTTGCCCGATCCTCGAATCCAGTGCAACCCTCCCCCGCGGGGAGGTCCTATGTGGATCCTGATAGAAAATGCTGAGCGCGCTGACATGCGCGCATTCATCCGGTCGCTGACGCTCGATCGCCGCGCTGCGCTCGCCTATACCGGTTTGGCGCCGAAGTGGCTTGACCAGGCAGAACGCGAAGGGCGCTTGCGGGCTCTCCCGTTCGGTGTCCGGGGCCAGAAACGCTATCTCGCTGCGGATCTGCAGCGCATGATCACAGAGCTGTATGGCCCGCCAGACCCCCTCGATGAGCCGATTGAGTTCGACGATTGACCGACGCGCCAGGTGGCGCGACGAGTGGCACTGTTTGATCCTCCGCCGACGCCTGAGCCAGAAGCGACTGGATGGCACCGATCCGGGCTTCACCATCCTATGCCTGTTATCAGCCCATCTGCTATGCGGCTGCGGGTTCGCCTGTCAGTTGCGTGGGCATTGCCCGCCACTTGCTCAATCCCGAAAGGGGCTAGCAGGCGAACCCACCCGAGCTATAACGGGCACCGAGAACATGTTTCGGAAAGGCCCGGTCACAGCGCCCGGGCCTTTCTGGCGTCGAGCATGATGGCCACGTGCCCATGCCGCAGGTTCGCGCTCTCATTTAGAAGTTCGCACGTATGCTAGGGCGCGAACTTTATTCTAAGCCGCAGAAATCCGGCGTTTCTTCCTTTGGGGTCGCTGAAAAGTTCGCAGCCGGCGCGAGCAAACAGGTTGGCAGGTGCAGGGTGAGGACTTTCCTCCATTTGCGGCGATCATGTAACCGACGCGGCTGGTCGCAAGTAAACGGGCAATAGAGAGCCAGCGGTTAAAGACGGTGCGCGCGCGGGCGAGCGGGCTTGAAGACAGGGGGGGCACGGGTCAGACCCCCAAAGTTCGCACCTCCCTCTGTCCACCGGAAAAAATTCTCTGCGTGGCAGCGAGACCGGTCTAGGGCCGCCCGCCCTCGCCGGAAACGGACCCGCCCCCCCCCGGGGGGTCGAGTGCAGGTGCGCGGTCGGTCAGGCCGCGTCGCGCGTCGAGATCGCATCCCCGCCGCTCGCCGCCGTCACATCGTCCAGCTTGCGCGCGATCGCGCCGGTGTTGCCCGCCGTCGCGGCGTGACCCGCTTTATTCTCCGCCCGCATCCCCGCCACTTCGGCACGCAGCGCGCGGACCTCTTCGGCCAGGTCCAGTGTGTCCTGCCCGGTCGCCGCGACCTGCGCCGCGCCCGCCGCATTGGCCAGCTGGGCGTTGACACTCCCCGGGGTCGTCGGGTTCGCACCGTTGATCGCGCCGAACAGCTGCTCCAGCGTCGCGGCGGTCTGCGCGCGAATGCGATCCAGCTCCTGTCGGCTCGTCGCCTGCTGCTCGGCCGCGCGCAGCAACGCTTGCGACAATCCGGGCAATGAACGCGCGGCATCGATGTCGCCGGCGCTCGCCGCCGCCAGCGCGGCGTTGAACTGCCCCTGCGCCGCCGCGAACCCGCCCGCAGCCTCTGCGCCGGTCAGTCCACGGATACGACGCACCTCTTCCATGATGCCCGTGCCGACGCTCGACCATGCCTCGCGCAGTTGCTCGGCCGCGCGTGCGGCCTCCTGCGCGTCCTCGATCGCCCAGATCTGCTGCTGCAGCGCGCGGTTGCTCGGATCGAGCCGCGCGAGCTCGAGCGCCCGAATCGCCGCCGTGTTGCCCTGCAGCTCCAGGATGCGTCGCTCCAGATCGACCCGCTCCGACAGCACCGCGCTCGCGGACTGATGCAGCGCGGCGAATGCCGGGGCCAACGCCATCAGCGCGGCATACATCTCGCGACCGGCCTCGCTGGTCAGGTCAAGCCCCAGCGCCACCGCCTTGAACTGCTCCATCGTCGCGACCTGCGACAGGCCCAGCCGCGCCAGTTCCGCGCTCACCGCCGCCCGCACGGGCGCTAGCCGCTCCTGCTCGGTCAGGAACTTCTCGGCAAAGAACGATGTCCGCTCCACGAACTCGTCCATCGTCCCGAACAGCTGGATCAGGGCGTCACGCGCCTGCACGCTACCCAGGCCGACCGCGCCGAACGTGCGGCCGATCGACGCCAGCGCGGTGTCGACCACCTGATATTGCCGCGCGACGCGCATGAACGTCTCGAACGCGCCTTCGCCGATCTGCTGCATCTCGGCGAGCTGCGGGTAGAGCGATGCCGCCATCTCGTCGCCGACGCGGGAGAAGATCGCGTTCAGCTGGCGCTCGATCTCTTCGCCGCTCATCCCGGCAAAACTCATTCGGCCGATATTGACCTGGAAGCTGTCGAGCAGTGCCTGTGCGCCGGCGATGCCGAGCAGGTCTGCCCCTTGGATCAGTCCCGCGCGCAGGCTCGCGATCACATCGACGATCGCCCCGGTGATCGCGCCATCCAGCGCGCCGGTCGTGGTCTGATAGGTCGTCTTGGTACCGCCCCCGATGCCCAGGAAGCCACTCGATTTCTTGACCTGCTGGACGATCTGATAGGTCGATCCGCTGATACCTTGCGCCACGATATCGCCCACGGTGCGCGTGGCCAGGTCGATGCCCGCATCGTACAGCGACCGCGTCGTGCTGCTGCTGAACAGTCCCAGGAAGCCCGCACTGCCCGACTGCCCGATGTTCAGGCCGGACGTGTCGAACATGCTCCCGCTTACCGTGATCTGGCGTGCGATCACGCCCGACAGGTTTCCGATACCGCTCTCGATCGCCTTCAGCGCGCGCAGCATCTGGTTGGAATATTCCAAAGAGCTGTTCGAATTGCTCGCCATGATCCCCAGCGAATTGGCGATGCTGTTCGATTGCGCGCGCGAGTCGCCCAGGATCGACCCGCTACCCGCCGCCTTCTGCAGATCCTCGGGGGAGGTGGGCGCTGCGACCGTGCCGCCCCCGCCTGAACCCAGCAGAGAAATGCCAGCGGCTAGCAGCGCAGCGCCGGTCGCTGCCATCGCAACAATGTTGAAGGGGAAGGGGAGCTTGGATTGGGCGGCCACGCCCTCGGCACCGGCCGCGGCGGCGCGCGCGCTGCTGTTCGCGACCATACCCAGTGTCTCGGCCATGTCCTGCGCCATAGCGCGGACCGACATGGCGAATTCGAACGCGCGATAGACCTTCTCGATCGCCATGAGGGCCTGCCACCCTGCGCTCTTCTCGGCAAAGAAGCCCTTGGCTGCCTCCGCAAGGTCGCCATACATGCCGATCTGCATTCGACCGGTCTCTTGGGCCTGGCGCGATTGCGACCAGCCGAGCGCGATGCCCCGCTTTGCCAGCTCCTCCTGACGCCGGCGATAGCTGCCCAGAATGTCGACCACATCGGCGATCGCCCCGCCGACCTCACCGAATGCGCGCGCCATGGCATCGCCCGCCTGTCGCGTCACGTTTTCCAGATAGGCCATGTCTTCGGCCATGCGCCGGGCGCTCTCGTCGCGCACATCGGCGTCGATCAGCGCCTTCTTTGCATCGTAATATTCCTTCCACCGGGCCTCAGCGACAGCAATCCCGTCGGTCAGCTCATATTTGGCGATGAAGGCCTCTCTCTGCAGGTCGAGAGCGGCCTGGTCACGAGCGGCGCCGACCAGCCCGCGCAGTTTGAGCTCTTCCTCGAGCGGCTTGATCACGCTCTCGCCAAAGGCCTTTGCGGACGCTTCGGCTGCGGTCTGCTCGCTTGCCGTTGCCACGATCTCCGGCATGCTGGGCAGCTCGAAGGCCGCCGCCCGCGCTTTCACGAACGCTTCGCGCGCGGCTGCCGCATATCGGGCAGCGTCCTCCGGACTGAGTTTCGCTTCGGCAATTCGCTGAAGCGCGTTGCGATACTCGATCGCCGCAGCCGTGGCCGGGTCGAACTGCTTCGCCAGCGCCGCCTGCGTGTCGGCGAGTCTCTTCGATGCGGCCGCCGCATCGTTCGCGCCGCGCTTCCACGCCACATGAAAGTGCGTCCCCTCGTCGAGCAGCTGCTTGATCGCGACGCCCTGTGCCCGGAACGCCTCCCGGATCTTGGAAAGCGACATGCCGGGCGTCTTGGCAATATCGATCGCGTTTCCGGTTTCGTGATCGCTGGTGCCCGGCCGGGCGGCCAACGGCCCCCTTCCCGCAAGGTAGCGCTCGTACAGAACGCGCTGCTGCTCAAAGGTTCGCGTCGTGCTACTGATGACGCCACCGATGCTCTTCACGATGCTTTCTGCTTCGGAGAGGCTGATTTGCCGGCCGGTCTGACGATTGAGGCCCGTCGCCCGGCCGAGAGCCGCCTGTCGGGCCTGTTCACGCTGCAGGGCGAGATCGCGTTGGCGTTCAATCTCGCGAAACTGCTCAGTGTGCGCCGCGGTCACCTGCTTTCCGGCCGCGATCTCCGCCCGCGCGGCGCGCTCGACCGCCGCCGCCTGGTCGTCGTAGAACTTGTTAATCTGCGCGATCGGGTCGTTCAGCCGCTTGGCCGTCTCTTGCGCGAGGTCGAGCCGAGTGATCTGAACCCGCTGATTCGCTTCATCTATCAGCGCCTGCTGCTCGGCGATCTTTCTCTCGATCTCGGTGATCTGCGCCTGCCGGCGCGCGATCCCGAGCGCAGCAAGGTCGGACTTTTCCCCGCCCGGGCCGGACGCACGGGCAATCTGCGCGTCGAGCAACGCCTTCGAATAGCGCAGCTGTTCGATCGTCTTTTCGCGCAGGGAGATCGCCTCGTTAAAATTCTCCTTGGCAGCAATGTTGGCCTGTTCGGCCGCTGTGCGTGACGTCTTGATGGAATCCTCGGTTGCCTGGGTTCCGGCGCGGATCGCCGCGGTGACGCCCTCCTGCGTGCGCCGCAACATCTCCTTGGCCTTGGCCGTCACCTCGGTTTGGTCCGCATCCTTCCTCAGTTTGTCGACCGCGTCGTCGAGCGCGTCGTTGCCCTCGAACAGTTTGGCGACAAACGGACCGAGCAGCATCAGCCCGGCCGTAATGGCCAACCCCCACGGGCCCATGAAGAACCGCGCGACATTTCCCGCCTTGCCCTCAATGTTAGAGAACTGCCCTGCAAGCTGCGCGCCCTGTACAGCGAACGCATTGATCGGGTTCGCGCCCATGCTGACCTGAGTCACGAAGTCCTGGACTTGGTATGAGGCTCCCTGCATGGCCATGCGGTTTTTGGTTGCAGCGTTGGTCACCCCGCCCGTGCTCTGCTCCAGCCGATTGAATTCGGTCCCGAGCGCGCGCAGCCGGGCGGCTGCTTCGGTCAGCCCCTTACTTTCGGCGGCGATTGCCTGCTGCTCAATCCGGAACGCTCGCGCCTCTGCTGTCGTCATCCCATAGGTCTGCGCTTGGCGGGAGAGCGATCGGATCATCGCCTCGGCCGATTTCTCGACTTGATTGGTCGACCGCGACGCCGCCTGCATCTCGGTTTCATAGGCGCTGCCGAATGTCCTGACCTGCGCAGTTGCGCCGCTCAGGCTCAGTCCGCCTATGGCGGCCTCGACGCGCTTAAACTCTCGCACCGCATTTGCCGCTGTCTCGCCGATCAGATCATCCAGCGTCTCGAGCTGACGGAACCCGCCACCCGTGTTGATCTCGACGCCGATCTCGATGCCGGGAGTCTCGTCATCCATCGCCATCATCCTCCGGCCGGATTCGACCGCGCCCAATGCTGCCCAGGCGGGCCCTGACATGTTTCTGCGCCGCGCTGACCGCCTCGGCCTCTTTCAGGTCGAGCGACGGGCGCAGGAACGGGTGTGGGCTGGCGCCGGGGTGCCAGACGGTGGTGCCAACGAACTGCCCGCCGATCACCAGCGACCTATCGCCCCCGGCCTCCCGCACTTGTTGATTGATCCGCAGCAGGCCCCGGCCGCCGCGCTGCGCCTCGTCGATCGAGATGAAATGCCCCGCGGTGCCCCATTCCAGCCATTTCGCGAGCGACGATGCCCACCGGCCTTTGACGGTGATCACCACCTTCGCAACCCCGTCGCTGTGGCGGGGCTGGACGACGATCGCCCCGCGGACGGTGTCGGATGTCGTCCGCTCGCGCGCTTCATCTGCCAGCACCTTGCCGGCCGCGCGCGCTGCTCCGCGCAGGATGTTGCCTTCAAGCGCCTCGGGCACCTCCACGCGAAGGAAGCGCCTCACCCGCTCGCGACCTTTGAGGGTGGCCATCGGTCCCCCTATCCCCGGCGCGCCGCCGGCAGCTCGGCATAGCCTTGGATGCCGGGGGGCAGGTCGCCGTAATAGACGGCGCACCAGTTCGATCGGGTCGGCATCTGATCGGCCGGGTAGGCGATCAGCAGCTTTCCCGAACCGCCGCCCGTTTCATGGGGGCAGTCCATCGTGTCCATTGTCAGACAGTCGAGCACGCCTTCGTCTGCGCCCCAGCGCTCGCCGATCAGCGCACTGAGCCCAAGCGACGCGGTCTCATGGTCAGGATAACACGGGATGCTCATCGCGCGTCCTTTCCGTTCCGGCCCCGCTTTACGCTCAGCGTCCACGCGGCCGAGGTGCCGGGCGTGTCGCTGGTCGCCTCATTGGCATGCCACATGCTCCCGGCGTGGGTGACCATATTGCCTGGCTCATACTGCTCGGCGCCGTCGAACACCCCGCGGTAGATCACCGATCGCTGGTGCTTGATCTGCGCTTCCAAGCCCATGATTCGCTCCAGCAACGCGCGCAGGACGAAATCGCGCGCGTCGATCTGGTCCTGCATGAAGGTGAACATGTCGATCACCGCCCAATGCGTACCCTGCGTGTAAGCGCAGACTTGGTCGCCTGTTGTGCCGCGCATCTTCCGGAACCCGTCGAATGCGGCCCAGATCACCGCATTCGTATCGCCCCATCCGCCCGGCGTTTGAGTTTTCTCAGCAGCGGCGAGCAGCTGATCGAGATCGATCGCGGGAGATACCTTCTTCCGATTGCGCTTAGGGGGCGTGGTCCCGCTCATCGCCGCTTGCCTTTCGCCAGGTGTTCGCGAAGCGCGAGCACCTCCCGCTCCAGCGCGACCTGTCGCGTCGTGAAGTTGCGCAGGATCAGCAGCAGCGCGTTTCGCCGAACCTCTCCACGGGTCAGCATCCCCATGATTTCGGCGCCTACAAGGTCTCGGCCGGGCGCGGCGGCGGGGAACTCGGCCGCAGCTTCGATCAACGACCGGCTGAAGTCCCCCGTGCGAAGCTCGACGAGCGTCGCCGCCTCGATCGCTTCGCCCAGCATATCCTCGAAGGTCGGCGCAGCGGTTGGCGTGCCGGCGTCGTTCGCAGGCGGGGGGATATCGCCAGTCACAGCTTCACCACGCGGTGAGGGGCGCGGCTGGCGCCATCGGCGCGGACGCCCAGGCCTCGATCGCGTCGCTGCGCGGCGCTCAGCCCGGCCGCGCCCTTTGCGCTCCGCACCTTTGCAGCACCAGCGGCAAGGTCGGCACTCGACAGCCTCACCACTCGCGACGGTTCGGGGATGCCCAGCCGCTTGCGGCGCGCCTGCGCCTCCACTTCCCGCACGATTCGGTCGAACCGCAGCTTCGCCTTCTGGTCGGTGCCGGCACGCTTGCCGCTGCCACCGGCGGCGCGGCGTGCGGCGGCGGCGCGAACCTCAAGGATCTGTGCTTCGGGTTGTGCCGCGACCGATACCAGCGACAATTCCATAATCTCAACTTCGCGGAACCGGAGTCCGCCCGAAGCCAAACGCTCGACCGCATCGTTGAGCGGACGGAACCCGATGCTCACGCAGTCGACGACGCCGCTTTTCACGGCATTCCACGCCATGCTCGTCAAATCGTTGAATCGGCCAGGGGTATCCGCCTTTGCAATGCGTGCGAAGAACGGGACCCCCTTCGCGGTTGGCTTGCCGAACCAGACCCGCCCTATTGGATCGTTGTGCGAATGTTGCCAGAGCAGCGGCACGCTCTCGGCGAACGTGCAGCCGAGCGGCTCGACGATATCGCCCATCCGATCAACAGCACCGGTCGTGGCAATGCCGCGGATTTCGCGAGCACCATCGTCGAGCGTTTCCGCCGACTTGATGTTGAGCTTGAGGATTGCGTTCCGCATGTCTCGTCCCTTTGATCTCTCGCCAAGATGCCCCCCGCTTACGGGCTTCGGTAGTCCACTTTGATCCGGTTCGCCCGGGTGGAGCGTCAGTCTTCCGGCACTGTGCGCGCGGCTTTGAACGTGGCGAGATCGGCGAGCCGGTACCGCGTCCGACCGTCGTATTTCAGGCATGGGATAGGCCGGTCAGTCAGGCGCCGTCGCTTGAGCGTTGAAGCCGATCGGCCGACCAGGCGCGCGGCATCGCGCTCGCTTACATGGTCGTCGACCACCTGAATTCGTCGGATGATGCACTCAGCGGCCAGCCGCGCCACGCTGTTGAGCTCGGGCGCGTCGATCGCGACGGATAGCCAGCCGGTGCCTGCGCAATGCGGGCACGGCGTGGCGGCAGGCACCGTCTGCGGCGCACTGTCGACAGGCCGAGAGGCAGTGTCGCCGTCGCGACGATCGGCCGCCTTCACCGGCCGGCACCGATCTCCGCAAGCCGCGCCATCCCTTTCGGAGTGATCAGCGCGCGGTTCACGATTTTCGCCTGCTTGTCCGGGCCTCGATCGATGCGCTCGACCTTATGGACCAGAAGCCCCGCCTTGATCTTGTCCTGATAGGCGACCAGCCCGTTCGCGCCGCGGTACATCCAGGCGTTCGCTTCCAGCCAGCCGAACAGCTTCCCCGGGGGAACGCCGATCGCTTTGGCGGCATGGGTAACTGCCAGGGCGCCGTCCGTGCGCGTCAGCTGGTCGAGCGCGGCCGCGCGCGGCTCGAGCTCGGCGATCCGCTCTTCATGGGCCAGCGCCCTGCCCGTATGACTGAGCAGCAGCCGGTGCAGCGTGGCGGTATCGCCTAAATCGAGTTCCGGCGCGGCCCGGCCATAGCCGCCTGTGCGCCGGATCGACGGAAGCACCTCACTCGTAACCCACTTGCTGAACCGCTTCGCCGATTCCTTTCGGCTGGTCAGAATGAGGCGGTAGAGGCCGCTTTCGTTGACGACGATCGCCGTCTGTGTGCGGCCGATGGGGTCCGTAATGTTTAGGTCATCCCGTTCGTCAGCATCGAGGCGCCGCGCAGCGACCGAGGGGTTCGAAATGCCGAGCACTCGGCACACATCGGCGAGCACGAACCACAGCGCCCCGTCGCGGTCTTCGATCCGTATCGGCTGGTCGCCGAAGTTGAATGGCGCGAGCATATTCATGGCGATCTCCATTGAGGAAGCATGCGCCCCGCCGCTCGCGGTCGGCTGGGCGCACTCCTGCCGCGGCGCGACAGGATCTTGGACGGGAGGCTGGTCACGGCGTACAGGGCGCGCGCTGCGCCTGGCGCTCGAGTTCGATGAAGTGCGCGGCGAGTATCGAGCGCCTGGCAATGACCTTTCGTCCGTGCCGCGTGAGCGGGAGCACGCCCCGCTCGGCCAGCCGCTGTGCCGTGGCCCTGCTCACGCCAAGAAAGCCGGCAATCGCCAAATATCCGTCGAGGACGTCGTCATCGGCGTTCGATTGATCGCACACTGCGACCGCGCGACCGAGCAGCAGGTCAATCGCGGCTCGCCGGGCGCAGAGGGTAGATCCGACGTAGAAGAGCCCAAACTCGCGCCGCCGGTGCGCCGGCGCCAACCACCACGGATTCTTACCCAGCTTCCAGGCAATCGCCCCGATGCCGGCGATCAGGTGAGATGATTCGGTGCGGATCATTGCGGAATCCTCACCGCGTTGCCGCCATCGATGATTGTGCTGCTAGCCGGCCGTGGTTTTTCGTCAAAGAGACCACTTGCCTGAATCATCTCTCTCCAAGCCTCAGGATCCCGTTCAACGAGGCAATCCCGAAAGCCTCGGTTGTGTCCGCTCGGTTGATGCCGATGGAATTGCCGTGATCGCGCGACCCACGTCCGCCACGAAGCCTGCCAATCTCGACTGAGCGAGCCCTTGGCCGTGTGATGGTCGACGAAGAGTTCGAACTGCGCTTGCGCCTCAGCGGCCGACCAGCCGCCGACGATCTTGGCAGTTGATGAGCCCTCTCGCATTAGCGGCCAAAAATCGGCTGGCAACGGCTCACCTCGCTTTCCCGAAGAAGGCGAAGCCTTCTGAGGTTTGGTGGTTCTTGGCTGTTTGGGTGCATCCTGTGCGGGGGTGGGCGCATCTCCTGCGGGGCGTTCGTGCTGCGGGGGTGCATCCTGTGCGGGGGTGCATCCTGTGCGGGGGTGGATAGTGTATGTGACTCCCCGCCCGGCGCGCTCCTCCCGGGAGATGTGCCCAGCCGCTGTCAGTGCCTTGATGGCATTCTGCACCGCTCGCTCCGATAGCTTTGTCTTCCCGGTCAGCCCTGCGGGTCCGTTGATAGGAGGCCAGCATTGAGCCTGCTTATTCGCCATGATCGCCAGCACGGTCAGCACGCTTTGCTCGGACGCGCTGATCCCCTCCACGGCCAAGGCAGTGCGGCAAAGGTCGAAACCGTTCAGCATGAGGTGAGCTACGCTTAGGGCGTCAAGCGGCCGCCTCGGCAGACAGCTTGCGACGGAGCTCCGATCGCCGGGCGTGAATTCGGCCGCCAAGTTTGAAGACGGGGAGGTAACCGGACTCGGCCAGGTCATAGACCTTGCGGACCGAGAACCCGGTTTCCTTCGCGATCTCACGCGCGCCCGCCAGAATGTCCTCAGCAAGTGGTTCCACGTCTGTTCTCCGAAATGATGTGACAACACGCCTTTTACGCAGCGCTCCCTTGAACGTTCAAGGGAAACATGCGACAGAACATCATTCTTGCGGAAAAGTAGGGAAACGGACTGCCGATGAAGCTTGGATTTGGCGAGATCGAGCGCGCGTTGCAGGGCCTTCACGAGGTCGCGCCTAGCCGCGGTGCGGCCTTCCGCGCCCGTCTTCGCTACCTCCAGCAGAAAGTCGATATTGGGCTGCCACGTGGCGGGACCGGGCGGCGCGCCAACTTTACGTTCGGTCATGCCGTGCTGTTTGCCTTGGCTCTCGATCTCGAACAGTTCGGAATGCCACCCGAGCGAATCCAACTGCTGTTTGGAACCGTTGGAATGGACGTCGAGGTCACCACCCTTCGAGAAGCATTTTACGAGGTGGCAAGTCGCATAGGGACGGACAAAGGCCCGACGCTGCTTTGGTTCGTGCCTGAAGCGCTAAGCGACAGCACCAGAGATCCGATCTTTGATACCTCCGCCCACACGGTCGAATGGGGCGAGTGCATTCCGCAAAATTATCTGGCGGCGGGCTCAACTCGCTCCCGTCTGGCCATCATCAACCTTTCCGTCCTGGTCAGCAGTTTGATGGAGCAGCTCGGCGGCGAACCTGACGCGTATGTCTCGGCCCTCATAGCGTGGGCAAACGGTGAGGAGGCCAACTAAATGGCGACGGTCAAAAAGCGCTCATGGCGAACGGCAAAAGGGGAAACCAAAGAGGCGTGGCGAGTGCGCTATGTCGACCAAACTGGGAAGACACGTACCCGCCAATTCGATCTCAAGCGCGACGCTGACGCCTTCCGGGTGAGGGCCGAAGGTGAAGTCGTCGCCGGCATCCATACTGCTGACTCAACTAGCATCACCGTTGCCGAGGCGGCGAATATCTGGATCGCCAATGCCGAAAACAACGGCCGGGAACGTGGCACCCTGAAAGCCTATCGGGAGATGTCCGAGCGCCATATCAAGCCGCTGCTCGGCAAGGAAAAGCTCTCGCGCCTGTCAGCTCCAAAGGTGGTCACCTTTGCAGACGCGATGACCTCGACCCGATCGATCGCGATGGCAGGCAAGGCAGTCCGCGCCCTGTCGATGATCCTTGGCGAGGCGCAGCGCCGCGGGCTGGTCGCGCAGAACGTGGCGCGTGGGGTGAAGGTGAAGCGATCTAAGCGCGACAAAAGGAGAATCGTCGTTCCTCCCAAGCCGCATCTGTTGGCCCTGCTCGAGGCTGCAGACGCTATGGAGGGAGAAGACGCCCGGCTTCCCGCGCTTATCCGCGTTGCGATGTTCGCCGGGCTGCGTTCGAGCGAGCTGCGCGGCCTGACTTGGCTGAGCATTGATCTTGCGGAGCCGAATATTACGGTGAGCCAGCGCGCGGACCGCTGGAACGATATCGGCGCACCAAAATCAGACGCCGGCCATCGCACGATACCGGTCGGCCCGTCGCTCGCCACGCTACTCAAGAAATGGAAGCTCCGCTGCCCAGCCAGCGCTACGAGGCTGGTCTTTCCAAATGCCCGGGGCAAGCCAATGTCCCAGCACAGCATCATAGAGCGGTTCCTGGCCGTCCAGATCGGGGCCGGATTGGCGATCGACACGGGTAAACTCGACGCCAAGGGGGAGGTCGTCTGGAAGCCGCGCTACGGGCTGCACAGCCTGCGCCACGCCGCAGCGTCTGCCTGGATCAAACAAGGCATCGATCTTAAGCGGCTGCAGGTCTGGATTGGACACGCCACCATCCAGCTGACGATCGACACCTATGGCCATCTGATCACAGATGCGCAGGCCGATGCTGCACTAGCTGGCGGCGCCGAGACCGCGCTGCTGGCATAGTGCGCCGCGGCCTCGCACTGTGAACGGTACACCAAATGTACACGAGGGCAGAAAAGCACGGAAAAGCGAGCCTGCGGGGCAGACTGTAAATCTGCCCGCGTGAGCGTACACTGGTTCGAATCCAGTCCCTTCCACCACCCTCTTGAAATGATCGGCCTGAAATGATCGGCCGACAGGCCCGCGTTTTCAGGCGGGGTCGTCCCGATCGGGATTGTGGGTGATGCGCAGCGTTCGCGACCGACCCATCAGCCAGTCCCATGCCCGTGTCCGGGCAATGTTCCGGTTGCGTCGTTCGATGTTCGCGGCGATGCGGGCGCGGCGGACCATCTGGCTGATCCCCAACAACAGCAGCGCGATGCCCAGCGCCCCCAGCGCCATCATCCACCAATAGTTAGCGATCAGCTCCCGAATCTCTTCGTGCAT